GCTCATCACGTCGGGCAGGCCGGTGTCAGACCAACGGCTATCTTCAGCAGCCCGGAGGAGGTTCGGTCCATGGCCGGTGGGGATACGCGACCAGAAGGATGCTCCACCGCCTCTTGGCATGACGCCCGGACGGTTGTACGGCGACAGACGCCCCCGGATCGAGGAGAGCGCGTCGGTGCCGTGGTAGACGTACCCTGGCTCGCCCTGCTCATAGCCCCAGGTCTCGCTCTGGTAGTCCTTCCAGCCGCGAGTCGTCCCGGGCTTGACCGCTCCATACTTGCCGCCGTAGCCACGGACGCCGCCGCCACGGACACGCGCTATCTGGCGATTGTGCTGATCCTGCTGGCGGGCCTCGAGGAGAGCAAGCTCCATCTCGACCTGTCGAGTGTGCTCTGCCTGACGGAAGTACGAGCGAGCATCAGGCTCGATGTGACCGCTGGTCTTGGGGACGAAGACCTCCGCCCGTCGTTCCCCGACGATGGTCGGGCGGTTCTGCTGGACGGGACCACCGTGTGCCCTCGCGGGCATCTTGCCGAGGAGGTCCATGCCATGACTGCGAGACGTGTTGAGGATCTTGGATTGCGCCAGCCCGAGAGGCTCGTCGAACATGGCCGAACGCTGGGAGGAGAGACCCTGGACGACTAGGCTGCCGATGGGCTGCCCACCCCGGCCAACAAGACCGCTGGCGCGGCCCATGGAGATCGATTGCCCCTGAGGGCTGACGATGTTGGGCGTGACGTTGACGCTGATGGTTCCGATGCCGCGCTGGATCTCGCCCCTGAGCTTGTTCAGGCTCTCGGTGTTGATGGTCAGGGAGACATTGACGCCAGTCAGGTTCTGGGCGCTAGAAAGACCGGAGGCGGCCGTCGTGCCGCCCCCAGCCTTCATCTGTCCTGCGCCAGAGCCAGCCTTCGCGGCCTGGAGATCGGTGATCGCGGACATGGCTTTGTTAGCGGCACCTGCTGCCGCGTCCGCGCCCTCCACAAATCCCGTAGCGTCCAGTGTCAGCCGTACGCCAATGGAACTGATTTCGTCTGTCATCAGCCCTTACTCCGGCATCACACCATCTCTCCCGAGAGAGACTCAGCGTTGAAGTTGAAGTCGTCGTCTCCGTTTCCGCTTGCCGCGTCGGCGGCGGCTACGGTGTTGCTCTTGATCCAATCCTCGCGCAAGGCGAGGTAGTAGTGAAAAGGGAGTGCCGCGACCTCATGGGGCCACTTGCCGTATCGACGAGCGATGCGGAAGATGAGGTCGCGGGTGGTCAGACGTTTCCCTTGGCCGGCTCTTCCTCGACGCTGTCGTCCACCTTCTTCTCGCTCTCCGGCTCATCGCCGTAGTGGAGGCGGTTGACCGTCTGGTTGAGCTTGAGGATGACCCGCATCGGAAGGTTCGCCATGGACTCAGCCGTGAGCTTCGGCTCGACGGAACACTTGAGGACCATGAGCTTGAGGAGCAGGCCGTTGTCGATGTAGTCGGACTCCTCGCCAGTCAGGGCGTTCGTCTGCTTCGAGGTGGCCTTCTTGACCAGGTCGTCGTACTCCCCGATGGAGAGTTCGCGAAGGCGGAATGTCACGCCTCTGATGACGACTTCTTCCTCGATGAAGTCCGGGGTGATGGAGCTGCTAGCTGCGCGGGACATTGTGGATGGTGACCCTTTCTATCAGTAGGTTCCGGCCAGTCAGGACCGTTCTGCAATCTGGCTCTAGTTGGACCCTGTACTGCTTGACTGGATTGAGGTTCAGAGTGATCTGCTTGTCGTAGTCGGCGTCATCCCACAGGGGAATGCTGACAAAGGAAAAGACGGCATGGAGGTCATACAAACCCGCTTCCGGGTCGTTGTCTCCACGCCGCTGCAAAGTCCAGTTCTCCAGGATGCCGACTGTGGCTCCCAGGAACTTGATTTCGACGATACCCGCCGGTCGGTCCAGTGAGACCGTGCCGGATCGGATCGTCTTGAATAGGTATCCCATTCGCCATCCTTTCGAGAACTCTTGGCGGAGGCGTCAGCAGCCGGGAGGGGCCATATCGTTGCCGCCTCCGCCAAGTTCTCGGATGTTACGAGCTAGGAGCGGGTCTAGAGCGAGCCGCTCGTGAAGACGGTCCAGGCATCGGATGCCCGGAAGTTGCCAGTCGTCTTGATCGCGTCGGAGATGCTGGCGGTGATGGAGGCGTCCATCAGGCCGGGGCCGCAGGCGATGAGGATCGGCGAGGAGCCGTCATCGGCGTACAGGTAGATGTTCACGGCGTCGCTGCTGGCCGCGTTCACCTGGTAGTCGCCGCTCACGTCGAGCAGGCCGGCGAAGGTGCCCTGGATGTCCTTGAGGCCGACGAGGTACGTCTTGTTGACCGCGCCGAACGTGGTCGAGTCGACGTAGTCGCGGTTCAGAGAGAGCGTCCACTCGGTCTTGGTCGTGACCTTGACTCCGGTCCCCTTGGGGCCGTTGAGATAGATCGCGCCGTTCTTGCCATGGAGTTTGGTTCCGGATCCTGTTCCTGCCACGGGGCATGTCCTTTCGAGCTAGATGGTCCAGTCGCCGGCAGCCTTGAAGCTGCCAGTGATGCGGACTGCATCGGTTAGGGAAACGGCAACTGATGCATCAACGAAGGCAGGACCAGAAGCGACCAGCGTCACCGCTCCGCTGGGCTGAACATCCTCCGCGTACAGCGCCACCGTGTGGGGAGCGCCATCGTTGTGGAGGATGAGAGCGTCACCGGACGTATCCAACAAACCCGCGAAGGTCCCGCTGATGTCCATGAGGCCCGCCGCCGCCACCTTGTTCTTGTCACGGAACGTGGTGACATCGGCAAACTCACGAGCCATCGAGAGGGTCCACTCGGTCTTGTTGGAGACCTTGGTCCCGTCGATGTAGATAGCGCCGTTCTTGCCATGGATCGTGTTCATTGGTTCGTCCAGATGGAATACGACCCACCGACCTGGTAGATGCGCTTGCCCTCCCCGTCGATGTCTGGCCCCGTCGGCAGATCAGCGACACGTCGGCATAGCATGCTGTTCTGCCCATCAACGTTCAGCACAGCCTCGTTGAGTGCCGAACCGATGAGCGCGTCGATGTTATTGGCATCGACGGGGTTCTCCGCGAAGACCGAGACGTCGAACATCGTGTGAAGCATCAAGCCCGACCAGTCGTACACATACGGGGCCGAGACAAGCTGATACACGATGAACGGGTACTTGATCTTGCGGGGAGCGATCCCCTCGTGGATGCCGCCTACGATGGCGGACACAAGGGACGGAGACGCTCGAAGCGTCTGAACGACCGCTCGCTTGATGGGGGCGACGGATGTCATCGGTCGTTCCCCTTCACAATCGCACGACGATGTCGATGACCGTGTCAGAGCCTTGCGTGCGTGAGGCTTCCTTCACGGCAGCCGCGATCCGGCTGACGATATCTCCCTGGCTCTCGGCCAGTGCCGGGCGAAGGAATGGGTGGGCAGCCGCGTGGCGAGTGCCGAACTCCATGTACTTCCCGTATGGCGTGGGCGAGATCACCCATGCCTCTGCCATGCCACCTGAAACTGATGGACTGGTCGAGTAGATCTCTCCACGCAACCGACCACCGATGCCGAGGTGCTGCCATGTGGTGAACGAGGCACGCTTGGTGCGGACCTCGGAAGCCCCACGGCGAGTGAGCATCGTCTTCACCGGGACGTTGCCGCCCTTGCGGCTGGACATCTCGGCGTCGTACTGGGCCAGGAGCGCATTCGCGGCGGACATCCGACGTTCGCGCCAGTGGACTGGTGGGTGGGCACCAATGGCCGTCCTGGCCCGATGTGGACCCGACTGCTGCTCAGGTCCCAGCCCAAGTTGGATCCTGGTCGCCCGATCCGCCTCGATCTCTCCGGCGGACTTGAAGCGAATGCTGTGACCGCCATCACTGAACAGCCGCCTAACGGGAGCCTTCTGCCGGGCGCTCGTCTCGACGACGACGGCCCCCTCGCCGAGGGCACCGACGGCGGCATCGAAGATCTGCTGGGCGATGGCCCCAAAGTCAATCACTCGCGCTTCCTCAGGCTGCACGCCAGGAGCGCGAGCCACGAGCCTTCGCCCGTGGTGTCGCTAACCGTGTAGTCGTCCGTTGGGTTGGTTGCCACATGGACGTGGTCCCCTGGACGAATATCCGTTCCGACCGGGAGGTACAGGCGGTAGGTGTTGACGGTGACGACCTGTCCGCTGTCCACCTCCTGCATGGGCGTGGGTGTCGAGTAGAACCACCCCTGGACGGTCGTCCTGCGGGACTCGTTGGTGATGGTGTACGTCAGGGCGTCGTCCCCGTAGGCATTCTCGGCTGCGTTGCTGTCTGTCACGCCGGAGCGTCGCTCGATGACGAGGGGTGTGATCATCCCGAGGAGGGCGACATCCCTGACTCGGGCCATCTGGTTAGGGGTCAGGAAGCGATCCTGGCGAGGCATCAGCGCACCGTCAAGAAATCATTCCTGTAGCTGGACAGGAACAGGGCCGCCTCTGGGATCAAGCGGTCAAGGTCTGCGATCAAGCTCGTCGCCAAGCCCCTTGGTAGGTCGCGCTCCATCTCTACTTCGCCGACCTTCAGCATCGTTAGATGACCCATGCCGCGAGCCTGCAACTCAGCTTGTCCGTGGAGGTAGGCGACGATCTGTCCACAGCCCCATGCGATGTCGCTCGGAAGCTTGTAGTTGTAGGTCGCGCTGACGAAGTCCGACGCCGCCAGGTTCGTATCGAAGATGACTGCACCCTCGTTGTAGTTGATGGTGAAGCCAGTCGTCACGACGGCGTTGTTCTTGGTGACGACAGGAGCTGGCGTGGTCTTCCAGAACTGGTTCTGGGCGCGGAACGTCTGACCATCTGTTGCCAGGAGATCCT